GAAATCCATAGCGATGATGGGCTTCTCATCAAGCTCCTGCACCTGTACAAGAAAACGCACTCGTGCATTCTTCTTGCCTTCCTTGTCGGTAGATACATAATTAGGCTCATCGGAACCATCGGGAATGCTCCATCCATACTGTTTGAGAATGGAGTTCGTAGGATTGATCGCGAGAATTTTGATTGTTCCTACGCCGATGAATTTCTTGAGGTCAATGAAGTCGCTGCCGGATGCGACAGCTGTGTCGTTGAAATTTGTAATCATATTATATAGGGATTAATAGAATTATACCCATTTCTCTGGCATAGGCCACTCCTCGTTGATGTCGGAGGTGTCAGCAACGGGCTCTGTGGCCTCTTCTACGACTTCCTCTACGGGAACATCCTCACTGGAGTCACCTTTGTCCATATTCTCTCCGAAAGCGTCTTCCCAAGTGGATTCGGTAATCTCCTTGAATCCAGCTTCCTCTACAACCTGGGCGGGATCAAACGGCTCGTCAGTAGTCTCCTGCTCGAAGACATCATCAGCGGCTTCCTGAACATTGTTGTCCTGATAGATGGTATCTACAACCATCTCGGGTTCTTCAACAACGACAGGCTCCTCAACGACGTCGTCGGTGGATTCATCTACGGGCTCATCTGCTGTGCCACCAAGCATATTATCGAAATACTTGAGCTGGTCATTGACGGCAGAGAGATTTGCCATCAGACTCTTCTTCTCCTCCTCTGCAAGCTTGCGATATTTGTCGTCAATCTTGTCAATCTCGGACAAAATAAGCTTCTTGGATTTGGTAAGTGACGAGCGAATCTTCTCAAACTCTTTTACTAGCTTGTCAATCATAATTGGTAATAATATTAAGGAATGAAACTAAAATTTGTAATGTTTAATGTATTCGTTTGGAACATTGTCAGTTAGGGTACGCAAGAAACCTTCATCTTTAGTACCGTCAAATATGGGTACAAAAACCTTTGGTTTTTCTGCTCTAAGTATCCTACCAAGGCTCTGAACAGTGATTCTGTCTGTACCGCCAAGCTGTCCGAGTACACCACATTCGATATTGTTGAGGTTCTGCCCTTCGATGAGTTTGCCAACCACATAAAGTGAATTAATCTCACCGGCATTGAACCTTTCCAACAACTTCATCGACACTGGCGTCTTGGAAGTGAAAGCATGATCGCCACCCAAGAGTTCCGCTTGCTTAATGGAAGAACAAAAACACAAAAACCTTCTGTTGTTTTCTATAAGCTTTTCACATATCCTGCGAATAGCGTCTTCCTTCATTTCGCCAAGAAATCTCTTTCGTGTGGCACCAGCTTTTAGCATCTTCATCTTATTCGGATAGGAAGACTGCGTGTTGAATGCGCTGGTGGCTTTCTTTACTTCGGACTGCAGGATGTCATACTTGCCTTTAGCCGTCAATCTCTGTCCTTTATATAAGTGTGTACGCTTCACATTGTCAAGTTGAACGTGTAGAACAGATATCTCAGGCATAGGAAGATAACCAAGCTGGATAGCCCTGGACAATGACACGTGAGACATTACGAACTTGCCGTATATTGTCTCAAGCGTCTCCCTTTCCTCAAGGGACAGGACTGCACCAAGAGCAAGGACATGCTCTCCCTTAACTGAACGACATATAGCTTTACGAAGGTCGGTATCTACGTGAGGCGCTTCATCAAACACCACCAGATCCCAGATGGAATCGGTGTATTTATGGAATGAAGCATAGCAGATGACAGTGACATTCCAATCCATAACGTCGAACTTCGTAAATTCATCACGCCAGTTTTGTATATTATTCTGCTCAGGAACGAGGATAAGAACAGTGTCCTGCGGATGTCTCTCCACATAGTTAAGGACAACTTTGGACTTCCCGCATCCCGTGGCCCACATACATATCAGGCGTTTCTCTTTTTCGAGTATATCCGTAGCTTTGGATTGGAGTTCATCGCGTGTCATTACTCTGCGTAGTATTCGTCAATCTTCTGTGCTACGAATGCAAGGTCATTGGGGATATGCAGGTCATCGAACATTCCCATAGGGGACTTCGCAGGAATCTCCGCACCGTTCTTGTCAATAGTACGATTGGTGGCAAAAACATATTCTATGTTCTTGTCGTCATACTGCGGATCGGTGAAGAGTATGATATCCACATTCTCGAAGATATTGTACTTCTCGTCAAGGAGCTTTCCAACGGTAGCGGCTTTGTACTCTACATTGCCCGCATCATTGGTGTTGGCTTCGATATGATACTCCATGAAGACCTTGATGTCATTCCTGCAGTCCTGAATGGCCTTGAGAATCTGCTGCATATGCACAGCCATGTCCGTGAACTTCTGATAACCCGTGATGTTGGCCTTCTTGAAGTACTCCTGGCGGATGATATAGGTGCCATCGGTAATCACGATGTTCTTGACATTCTTCTGTGCATTAGCCCACTTAAGGCCTTTAAGTACATCTTCATAGGACGGGGTAGTGAAGAGATTCTTGTTCTCCACATACTTGCCCGTGAACTTGAACGGAAGGGTACGGTTGATGACCCTGAAGATAACGGTCTCTTCCGGGTTCAACGTTCTGATGGAAGTTGTCTTGCCGGTTCCCATCTTGCCGGCTATAAGAATTGTCTTAGCCATTGATGATGTCTTTAAGATTTACTTTCTGCTCCACAAGTACAATGAGCTGATTGTCCTTGATGCGATAACCAAGAGAATAGAGATGCTTGATCATCTCACGAGGGGACATCTGCGTAGACTTGGGCTTTACCTCGACAACAGGCTTCTCCTCTACTACTGTAGTTTCTGGCCTGTTAAGAAGTTCCTTGATCATCTCTTCGTTCTTCTTGAATGTCTGAATAGGAGTGGTAGATGGAACCATATCTCTATAACGATGACAGGCGTTCCCTACCGATTTGGGTGTCCTACCTACGATCTTGGCAATCTCCTTGATTTTCATTCTCTTGTTGTAGTGCATATCAAGGATGTTCTTGATTTCACTTGTGCTGTAAGGTTTTCCGTTCATGACTTGTGCTGGCTTTTAATTAGTGATTCGATATCTATTGTGATTTGGTCTTTCTTTTGTTTGTTGTTTTCTTTTTCGTATTCCATAAGAGTATCAAGAGCTCTAAATACGGCGTCTGATAAATCATCTTCTGTAATGAAAAGGTTAGCAAGGGCTACTGCAAGCTGATATAGCTCTTCCTTTGTCGTGACATCTCCGGAAACGATAGTTGTGTCTACATCTGAATCTATTTTTAGTAATGTCTTCATTGGTTATAGTAGGATAAAAGGAAAAGCGATAGTTTATTCTGCTTGCTGTCCCTAATTTTCTTTGCCTTGGTATAGAACGCTGCCATGCCAACGGAGTCTTCTGGCTTTGGTAATTCCGTGAAGTCGCATACTGCGCCGTCAAAGAACAGCGGACATATGCCACCCATCTCGCCGTCTCGATTTGCTATCACATACAGGAATCGGGCATAATTTCGGAGTCCGGTTCCATCTGTTTCCAGAATTTTATAACCCATCCACGATGCAAGTCCGAATCTGGACGGATCAAATACGCCGAGAGCGAGATTACAGTCTCTTGATGTGTACTTGGAATCAGCGAGACCAGAAGCCGACGGCATCATCTTCTTCTGCTTCTGCGCTTCAAGGCCTTCCATCTCAAGAGCCTGCTGCTGGATAGCGACACAGGTATAATTGTAGCGATTACGGAGATACTTCACGAAATACTCCGACATCTTGTCCACGGTGTCCTTTGTCTTGAATCCCTGCTCCTTGTCAAGAAGACCTATATGGTCCACGATGACAATCTTATAGTGATTCGGGTCATACTGGGCATAGCTGTCGAACACTTCTATCTCCTTGGCGAAATTAGCCTTTGACGGAACCTTATGAGATTTGTATTCTCCGACGGACTTGGCGTACTCTTCACATACACGAAGGACTCCTGTGGGATTGGTATTCTCCGTATCGAACTGTACGCACTCCTCGAAGAACTTCAGTCTTTCCTGATACCTCTGGCTGTTGAGGAGATTGATTACATTCTCAGGTATCGGAGTGTCAGAAGACGTGGAACGCAGGTCAGATGGAGTATACCGTAGCCCATCAAGCTTATACAGCAGATGAGACATATATCTCTCTATCACACGCTGTATGGATTCCTCCAGGGCGAAATAGATGATATGGCAGGAACACTGGTCCTTGTGCTCGAAACAATAATCCAGTACATGATACATATACAGATAATTGGTGAGCATACTCTTACCAGACTTCTGATTGGCGGTAACAAGGATGTATTGTCCCTGTTCTATACCTGGAATCTCACGCCTGAATCTTTTGAACGGAAGGGGAATACAATTTACTCCACCATTGAGGGCGTTCTGTCTGCGTTTCTCGATGGATTTGATTACATCTCCGGCAGATCTTGCACCAGAAGAATTATCCACTGGGGAGGACGGGGTGGTATCACACGCACCATTGTCAGAATCACGATAATTCTTTATCATACCAGCTCGCCCTCCCACTCAGGATAATCATCTTCTGTCAAAG